ACCCCGAGAAGGGTTTGATGCGCCAAACCATCCTCTAAATTTTCGACTAATTTTTCGATTGCTTGGGGTTGATCACCGGAAGGTTTAAAATCGGAATGAAGAATAAAAGGCTTAGTATTAATTTTCTCTGCCATAAGTGCGGTCAATTTTTTACTGTTTTAGAAGTGTGGCTATTTTAGCACATTTATTACTCCAAATTGAGCGATAAAAATCCAAGTTTTACACATTATAAAAGCGATGTTTATTTAACGGCTTTTAGCGCGATTTTATGTTCCGAAATGATTGTGATTTCACTATGAAATTTTCTTTATAAATCAATATGCGCTAATTTTCTTTCGGAACGAATAAGCCCTGTGGATAACCTGTTACTTAAAAATGTTACAGGGCTTTTGTTTACTGCAAAATAAAGGGCAATCAAGACGAGAAAGAGATATTAGACGAGCTTATAGGGGAATTTTTGATAATGAACGTAGAGAGTTGAAATAGCGGGGATAACCCCCGCTTTTATTATTTATTGGTCTTTAATTTTACCACCAGCAAACATATACGGATTGACATAACCGATGTATGTTTCAGGTACAAAATCTTCAGGTTGCGCTTTAACTAATTCCGCCAACGCCCATTCATACGGGATTGCATCCCACCCAGGCACGCCTGGGATAGTAAACGTATTAACGCTTAAACTCTCTTTTCCCTCGTCTTTTTTGGCTTTTGACACGTAAGATGAGATGGTTACAAAAGTACTATTATTAACATAGTCAAGTTGCAAGCCTGTTACAGTATGATGTTCTGAAATTGAACCAGTGCGTGCATCTTCAATATTTTTTTCAATAAATTTCATTGGATTGCTCCTGATTTTGGATATTTGGATAAAAGAAAACCGCACTCGATTTATCAAAGTGCGGTGGTTTTAGTTAAGGTTGATTAAATTACGATTTGACCGTTTTCTCTGTTGTTTTGCCAATGTTGTCATGTTTACTCCTAGTCTTGTGTTATTGTTCTTGTGTCTGATACTGCGTATGCTGTAATGCACATTTTAGCGGTACGACCATCTCTAAACTCAAAAAACTCTGGTGGATCTTCATCATGATTTGTATATAAAAACCTGTGCGATTTATTAGCCTCAACTGTGAATGTTTTGTGTGAATTAACAATGAAGAAAATTCGCTTAACAGGTGAGGGGGCTATGTTTATCCACACTTGATAGAATCCAAGAGTTCTATGAACAGTGATAATAGCCACCTCGCACAAATTACCACCGACCAATTGATTAACTTCGAGCGTGCCGGTGAATTTACCAGTTACGCCTTCGAGCCTTGCAGCTCTGATTACGCCACCTTCAACAATTGCACCCTTTACTGTACCACCGCTTACCACGGCACCATTAACCGTGCCACCATTAACTGTTGCACCATTAACGGTGTTACCAGTAATGACACCACCAGTTATTCTTGGCGCTCTAATCTCCTGATTAGCCTGTATATGGTCGCCACGGATTGTGTTTGCAATGATACTGCCACCGTGAACCTGAGTTACTCCAGCATTTTGCCAAGGACTTGGTTCGGTCGTATGCTCGGTACACTCTTCAAGCATTGGGCGGGCGACAAAAAAGTCTGCTGCAGTAACATTTTTAGCGTACAAATGCACCCTAAAAACAAACAGCACTTTGCCTGTATCCGGAGCTTTAAATTTAACAAAAACTCGCTTGGTATCTTGTGCTACACCTCGCTCAAAGTAGCCAGTTGGCGCATCAAGGTAATTAGAGGGTTTGTTATGTACGTTACTTGCACCAGCGTAAGCTGATGCGACAACGCCTTGATAACTTTGCTCATTCGCAGAATATTTCTCAACAATTACTTGTCCGCCACAATTCCAGCCACCAACATAAGCAGAAAAAATGTACCACTTATCTTTAACAACACTTTGAAATCCTCGTACGACATCAACCCATGGCTGTCTGTCTGCTGCGATGTTGAATTGTTCAACTGTTCCACTTATTCCAAGCCAGCGCCAACGTTCTTTTTCTAGTCCTTTCGGCGTGTAATTGTTATCGTTTTGGATTCGTTGTTCTACCCAAGTATTTGGACAGTTATTCCAATCACCGCCTTTAGCGTTTGCATCACGCCAGCCGTAACCGTCATTGTCGAATAGTGGATTCATCAACAGATTTCCACCACCTTCAGACGATAACTTATCTCGTGTAACTGAACCTGCCACAACCAAATCACCACGAATACCTACTTGACCATCAGCTACACTAAATACAGGTTTGACATTGCCATCATTAGCATTTGCCACAATCCCGAATTTATCAGCCATAACAATGACCGAGCTTTCTTCTTGATTTGCACCAAGTGCGATACCTGCAACAGCAGTCCGTCCACCAGCAATAGCTTGTGTTTTAATTGTGTGCATCGAGCTAACTTTGCCATTAAGTCCTGCTACAGCACTACTCACCTGTGATACTGTTGATTCTGCTTTGCCAACTTTAGCGGTTAATGCGTTAATTTGTTGTGCATTCGCTTTATCACTTTGCGCTTGAGCTTGTCTTACTTCAGTAATGCCCGATAAAGCTGACTCCGCCTTAGCTGTCACAGTTTTAATTGTTTCAGCTTGTGCTTGGTCTGCTTTTTCAAGATTTTTAATTGCGGTTCCTGATGATTGAGCTTGTGCAGCTATTTGAGCTAATGCACCTGCGACAGCGGTTTGTCTTGTTTTAGCTTCTTCGCCAACAGCATTATTAATATCGGCTTTAATGGAGTTAATAAGCTCTTGACCAAGTTGTGACTTGGTGATTTTACCTTCCAGCGCATTTAACAAGTTATCAGGATTATGATCTGCTTCACCAAATACTGCTTCGGTAAATTCACCTTTGTTACCTTGTTTATCTACTCCTCGTAAATAAAAGTAATAGCCTGTCGATAAAGGCACACCATTGATAACATAGTTACTTTGAGGATATGGCAAGGTTGCCACTTTCACTGCAGTGCTTATGTCATTTGTATTGCTACGCCAAATCTCAGTGCTAAACCCAGGTGTAAATGTCTTAGGTAAATCCCAATCAAGCTCAATAGCAAACAACAAGGATTTAGTAACAAATCTAGGGATGTTGAGATTAATCTCAAATGATCGTGTTACGGGATCTGACAGTTGGCCACTTTGGTTTTTAGCTCTGATTTCTGCGGTATAACTACCATCAGGCAATCCTTCAAATGATATTTCTGGATTTTTTAAGTTTAGATATGTTTTAAAAACCTTTCCGTTGCGATATAACCGCACTTCATAGGTTAATAACGTATCTGTTGTGGGTACTGACCAAGTGAGTTTTATACCGTCAGCGCTATAAACTACATCAGCATTAGTTACTTTTGTTAGTCCATTGTGCATGGTCGTAACAACAGGCACAAAGCTTGCACTACCATCAATAATCGCTTCTTTTTGTGGTTCATGCTGCAGTGCAGTTATAGTATAACTTCCGTCATCGTTTTCAGTAATGCCGAGAGCACGGTAAAGCTGAGTAGATACTTGCGGTGTTTTTAACACCCAATCATCCATTACGTTCAAACCAACAGGATTGGTTTCTAATGTAACAACTGATTTATTTGTATTATCTGCATTGATGATTTTGATTTTCACCAACTGCATTTCATCATTGAGATAGCTTAAATAGCTATTACCAGTAATTTCTACAGGTTGATCAAGCGTTACTGTCTTTCCGTTTATCGCTACAACGCGTCCACCAAGTGTTTTACCCGCAAAATCATTATCAGCAATTTCAATGATGTCACCTGGCAAATGCAATAATCCTTGGAGGCCTACTACAAAGGTAATAGTACATTGCTCAAGACGAGATGTTTCTAATACCCATTTGCCGTATCGGTGAGCTTGCCCACGACTTGTACAGCCGTAAGCTGTAATTTTCTTAACGTTATAGCCATAGCGAGAAATCATTAAATCATCAGCAACGTACTCAACCGCCTTTTGATAGAAGTTACGTTCATCAGCATATTCAACTTCTACTGCGGTGAAAATTGTCTTTCCTGCTGCGAATTGGCGAGAGAATTTACCATCAACTACATTTGATTGAGTATATAAACAAACTGGATCTGATGTTCTATCTTGGATGGCTGAAAACTGCGTTCCATTCCATATTGCAATAGAGCGGAAAACAGATGCCATGTCTGATAGCACGTTATAGGCATCACGCTGTTCTGTAATCCATAGATTAGATACCATTCGTGGTTCTTTGCCACCATATCCATCATCGACTAATTCATCACAGTATTTTGCAATTTGATACAGCTGAAACTTATCTAATCCATATTCCCCAATTCGTTTACCTAATCCAGCTAAAGAATTAGTGACTAAGTCGTAAAAAATCCATGCGGGGTTATCAGTCCACTCTTCTTTCCAGTCACCGCGCCAAATACCCGGTGCATACGTTCTTGTTTCAGGATTATATGTACTTGGCACTTTAACCAATCGGCCATAAAGCAATAGATTTACATTAGGGAAATTTGGGTTATAGCGTGAATCCGTTTTAATGCCAATTAATGCCATGTTTGGGTATGACAGTTTGGTGTCAATTATTTCCGTGTAACTGACCCAGTGAGTGCCATTTTGTAACCGCTGTGATTTACTATCAGCCGTTAATCTTTTGACTGTAATGGTAAATGGTTTAGGCGGTAAATTATCAATGATATAACTGCGATAAAAACGAGATGATGATTTACCATTAATATTTTTTACTGTGCGGCTTTGTCCATTGATTAAAATTTCGAGTGATACAGATGTTCCCTCTGTGTCGCCATTCTCATTTTGAGAAAATAACGCACTTACACCACATGTAATTCTGAGACGTGTCACATCAGGATCAATGACGGTTCTTGTTACAGGGGTAACATTTTTAATTTCAGCACCAACTGATACTTCACGCTCTGACATTTCAAAGCCTTGTAGCGGCATTTGATCCTGCGTGCCGAGTGTATATGCTATCTCTGTGTTTTTGAAATTGAAACTTGACTCATCATTATCATCAACACCGTTTGCATTTTGGATTGGCGTATTGTCAAAGTAAGTCGATTTCCATTTATTGGCTGGACCTTTGATTGGACCAAGAGAGATTAAACCAATAGCACGTAATCGTTGTGAAGAACGAAGGCTATCAGGTGCTTCATGTGGTGTGCGCGCTGAACCTTGGCTTTTACCGCCCATAAGTACCTCTTTAAAAGAAAACCGCCTATAAGCAGTGCCTATAAGCGGTTAAATTTATTAATGATATACTGATTTACTACCTAAACATCGTCAAATGTTTCAATCCCTTGAGACACCAGTACAAGACTGGTCATCATCTTGCCGTACAATAACGGAATAGGTCTCCCTTGTGGAGTTAAATTACGAAGATTGCTAAATGATGTACTTTGTTTCTTTTCACCTTCATCAATTTTAGTATTCATATCTGGCGGTCTAGAAAGCAATGTTATTGCGCCACCTAATGCCATGGCTGCACCAGACATACCAAACATTAATGCTGTACCATATCCGACACCATAATATTGGTAACTAATAATACTCGCTGCAATAATTACAATGCCGGCAACAATTTGAAATATTCCCGCACCATTTTTACCAGAGCCAACAATCACTGGTGTGAAATGCACCGTACAATCATTTTTCAATGATATAATAGGCGTTGTTTTTAATTGTTCTTCGGATAGATATTTACTGCCAATACGAACTTTATAATAGCCATTTCTCAAATGCTCACGTAAGCCACTAATTTGAGATAACAGTCCACTCATCAATTCTCTGAAATTACTTACTTCAAGTTCAATCGGCTCACGGCCAAATCGTTTAAGATCGCCATAAAATTTAATTTTTGCCATTCTGAATATCTCCAAATTGAATGTGTGGAATTAAGCCAAAAACCATCATAAGGTACTCGTGCAGAGAGACGACTTTCACTATGATGAATCATCATCTGATCACCTAGATACACTCCAGCGTGATTAGCTACATTTGCACCGACTTTAATTAAGATTACATCGCCAATCTGGACAGGTTCATCTTGTGATAATTTAAAAAAGCCACACCGTTTCATACCATCTTCATATAAGTTTGAGTTTTCAAACCAATCAAACTCATATTTAGAATCATCGGGTAAATCAATGCCAGATAACATATAGCAATCAAGAATGATATTTCGGCAATCTTGTTTATTGTTTTCAAATTGGCGACCAATCAGCGGTGAAATAGAACGGAACTGTTTAATGTCGTCATCCACCACCAGCCAAAAATCTAACTGTGTTCTAACCTGACATTCTCTGTCAGCAATGGATAAATATGGTAATCCTTTTCCAAAAGCTGAATCAGGGTGAGAATGAACCAACGCTACAATGACACCACGTTCTTCAGCAAGAATAAAATCATCTGGCGATATTTCAAAAAAATTAACAGGATCGTGTGAGATGTTTTCGCAAGGGATATAAGAAAAACCGTCTTTAAATACAACAAAGCCACAACATTCTTGTGGCTCTGTGCTTTTAGCGTGTGACAGTATTTCTTTTTTTAATTTGTCAGAAATAATCATGATCAATTCCCATACTGAGTTGTGCTTGGGAAACCGCCAAACGGTAACACGGCATTCTCACCAAATCTCAATTTACAACCACGGATACAATGCGAGCATTTGTCTTTTTTACGGTCGTTCGTTGGTTTATCAAATTCATCGGCAACAGGTCCACCTGTATAACCGCATTGTGGCGAACGATATTGCCAAATACAAACATCAGATGTAATCATTAATAGCGGTATTTTTGCGTTATCCGTTTCTGCAGGTGATGCCAGTTCAAAAGTAGCTTGTTTATCATCAAGGCTTTTTAATTGCTCAATGATGTAATAACTCACAGCTTCTTGTGTAGGATCTGCCTGAGCGTTTTTGCCATCTTCGAAATTGCGAGCATCAAGGAACTGCGCATAAACCAATCTACGAGTAACTTTACCACCAACGCCTTGTCCTAAATTAACCGCAATGCCAGTAATGATTCCATACAGGTTAGATACTGTTAATGTCGGACGAGAACTTGGGCCTTGTCCACTAATTTCAAAGCCATCTGCTTTAATTGGATAGGCTTGATACTCATTCCCCTGCCACCAAATATTGGTTCGCCCTTGGTTTAAACCGTTGTGGAATCGATATAATTCACCTGCAGTATTAGAACCGTTAGTCGGGGTAATATGGCGTAAATCAATATCCCATAATTCAATTAATGCACCTTGTTCGAGCTTCGGCAATTCTTGTGCCATTTTTGAGGGTAGAGTTTTTGGCATAGTTTCTCCTATCTCTATTTTAGAAAATAAGCAGTTGCCATAATCAAAGCACTTAATCCCCAACATACAGCAATAATCAGTGCTGAATTAGCTAAACGCTTTCCAACAATTCCCGCATCTTTTTCTGACATTTTTCCACCTACCTTTACTTGATGTTTTGGTGTATACTTAATCAAAATTGCTCCTTAGTTGCTAAACTTGGATAAGGGGTAAATAAAACCCCGAAGTGCTGCAAACGCTTCGGGGTTTATTTTTTCCGATTGCGTTGTAACATCATAACAAAGCAAGTATCTCTTGTAGTGAGGAAGGACTTCTACATTCTTGCTTTGTGAGATGTATTTTCACAACTCAACCTTTCAATTTCTTTTAAACTACTTTAAAGGATTTAAACTACTTCCTCGAACTCGCACGTGAAAGTGGTGTGAGTTTTGGTAACAGATCGTGGAAATTTAGGACAAACCACCTTCACTAATTCACCACCAAGTGCCACATCCTTAAAATAAAAGGCACGAACTCCGCCGTGTTCTTTCATAAAGTTGCGGAATTGTGCCGATTCTTTGTTTTTTACTTTGAATGTAACGGAATACTTACGCAAAAGCGTATTAATCCCGTCTTCCATCCGTTGCTGATAGCCATTTCCAAAATTAAGCACTTTCCGCTTTGGTTCTTCATCAACCGAATAACCAGGCTGTGGACACCAAGGCAATGTTTTTAAAGCCATCTTATCTCCTTATCCAAGCATTCCACCTGGACGACGTTGTTTTCTTAACACTTCAAGTACATTTGCTTGGATTGCTAGTGCAAGCTCTTTACCTTGTGCAGCTTTTTGCTCAGCAGTTACACTTTCATTTCCGTTTTTATCAATATTTATTGTTATTGATACTTCGTTATTAGTTGATGCTCCACCACCGCTAAACAATCCATCATAACTATCAGATTTGCCACCAACATGACCGCCATTTGCAAATTTAGGGAATCTGCGTTGATTTAAGGCATTCATAAATCCAACACCATAGTGATCAACTGTACGGGATGTCATAACAAATTCATTGTTAGATAATCGAGCCAATATGGAATCGCTTGTTCCTGTACCCTCACCGACAACATGACCGCCTTTAGCAAATCCTACGCTAGTGATTTGAGAGATAACATTAGCACCAGCCGCTGCAACCGTTGCCATATTTGCAAATTTTTGAGCAGGAGTAAGTGCGGTTGTATCTGCCATCGCTTGTGCGACAGCTTGAGATAGTTTAACCGTAGCTTCTGCAATGGCGAACGCTTTTGATACTGCAAACATTGCTTTATAAGCTGCAGATTGCTTACCGGCTGATTGTTCAACGATTGATGTTAAAGTTCCAAACGCACTGCCAAGATCATTTAATCCAGTAGCATAAAGCCCCATTTGTTCTTGGAACTGGCTATTTCTGTATTTTTCAATGATTTGCTGTTTGCGTTGCTGGAATTCTTCTTCCGTGATTAACTTTTGATCGTTAAATGCTTGGAGCTGAGCAAGCTCTTGCGTTTGTTGATTAATTAGCTCTTGTTGCGGATCATAAAGTGCGCGTAATTGATCTAATGGATTGACCGCACTTTGAGATCTGTTTTGAGCATAATCAAACTTCAATTGCAATTCAGCAGTATTAGCTTCACCACCTGTAAGCTGTCCTGCTTTTTTAAGCTCTTCAACTACCGCCAACTCATCATTTAAGTTCGCACGTAATAATTTCTCAGGCGCATACTTCCCTGCAAGCTCTAACCGTTGACGAGCAAACCGCTCAGTGATAGCTGTTTTTGCTGTTTCATATTCTTGATGAGATACAACACCTTTTTTGTTGTGCTCTTCCAAGCGTTGGAACATTCTTGTTTGTTCCAAGTCAATCTCAGCAAGACTAGAGCTACTTTTCTTACGAATTTCGTCATAGAAACTCAACCAACTATCTCGAGCATTTTCCCCTGATGATTTTGATTTTCGACCACCTGATTTGCTGTGACTTTCTTTGATTTGAGTTTCAATTGTTGTCACTTTGGTTTCATCGGAAAACATTTTTTCCAATGTTGCTTTACCGGCTAAAATCTTGTTTAGTGTTTCAAGTGATAATCCAACAGCTTTATCCGCTGCATTAGCTGCAGTGATTGTGCCTGTAGCAATACCAATCAATACTTCGTTGTATTCAGCACCTTCCTTTCCAAGCAACTCATAAAGACCAGCCAACACATAAGCGGATTTGGCCTGACCTTGTTGTTTGAGTTTTGCAACTTCAAGCCTTTGAGCAAGAGACGTAGATTTCTCTTTCAACTTTTCCATCGCATCTTTTAAATCTAACGTCTTGTCTGCGGCTTTATTTGCACTATTAGCTGTATCATTAAAGCTTTTCGGCAAGTTAGCTATAATGTTATCTGCTGTTTCAGCTGATACACCAAGCAACTTGAATTTCTGCCGCACTTCATCAATATTTTTACCTGATCGAAGCATTTTCTCGCCAAGTGGAGAAAGCATTTTTTCAAGAGCTTGTTTAGCTTTATCAGCATTCTCTGTCATCGTGCCGATTTGAGCATTAACTTTTTCAATTTCAGCTTCTGTTTGGGCATTAACGACTGTGAAACCATCAAAATCACCATTAATGTTTTTTGATTTTGCACCGGCTTTTAATTTTTCAATCTCAGCGTAATATTTTTCTATATCCTCAAGCTGTTTTGTAATTTTAAGAGATAATGCCGCTTCGGTGATTTGATCATAAGATTCAGCTAAAGCTTGGTTAGCAACAGATGTATCCAATGCCCATTGTCGAGCTTCTGCCGCTTGTGAACTAAAAAATAATAATGATGTAGCAGCAATACCAATCACACCAGCTGGACCACCAAGTAAAGCCATTACACTTTGCAAACCTTTTGCCGCCATCGTTGCAAGATTAGTTGCTGTAGCAAGGTTTCGTTTTGCTGTAGCTTCTGCTTCTGCAAGTGCAATAATTTGAGCAGATTGCACTTTCATTCTTTCACGCAATGCAAATCGAGTTTGTTCAGATTGAGCAAGCTGTAATTGTGCGGTCAAGCTAGACATTTCAAGTTGTGCGGCAACTCGCATTGCTGTTGCTCTTTCATAAATGCTTTTTGCTTCTGCAGTATGAGCTAAAGCATTTTTGGCGCTGACAATGCCAGATTTTGCTAATTCTGCACTGTATTGGCTAATTCTGCCAACGGCTAAGGCACCAGTTAAAACAACCGCTGCAGTGATTAATTGATCAAGATTTTTCGAAACAAAATCTACACTCTCGCCAAGTTTTTGTGTGATTCCATAAGTGCGGTCAGCTTCACCGGCATATTTAATAAATGATGTTTCGAGATTGGTGTATGACATCGAAAGTGTTTTTACACGTTTCTCGAAATCACTATCCACAGATGATTTTGCTTTTTCAAGTGCAGTTATCACTTTGTTGATAGATAACTCACCATTCTTGCCCATATCTTTAAGTGCGCCAACGCTAACACCTAAACCATCTGCAATAGCTTGTGCTAAAGCCGGTGTTTGTTCCATCACAGAATTAAGTTCAGCACCGCGCAACTCACCACTAGCCAATGCTTGACCGAACTGCATTAATGCCGCTTCTGATGAAGCTTGTGCGGCACCTGATAAAGCGACTGCCTTTGATACAGTTTCTGTTAGTTCTACGACTTTTTGCTGACTAATATTTAAAGTATCAGCATTTTTTGCAAAACGTTGATAGATTTGAGCGGTTGCGCCAACAGCTTGATTGGTTCGAGATGATATATCAAACACGCTTTCTGTAGCCTGAGCCATTTCTGTCTGACTATGAGTCACCAGTCTAATACGGTTCTGTAGCTCAGTGTAGCTATCCATCATTGCAATAGCTTGCTTTGACAAATCTTGCGCTCTACCTAAATTATCAAGGCGAAAACTCCATTTTGTTGTCGAATTGATGTTATTGGCAGCTTTCTCAATATTATTTAAATATTGCGTAGTGCGTTCTGAGAACTGACGTGCTTTTTCTTGAGCGCGAGAAAAGTTAGCTTCAAATTGTCTAGTAAATTTTCGGGTCTGATACTCCGACTTACTCAATCCATCCTGAAATTGGACGGTATCGAGACTTAACCCAATATACAAACTACCAAGTGATGACATATTTTCTCCAGAAATAAAAAAAGCCCGCATATTGCGAGCTTTCTATACAAACACTAACTATTTAATGATGACGTACTTAACTTCGTTTTCTTTTTCAATTTGCTGCAGCACTTCATTTTCAGTTTTCTTCATAAAGAAAAACATAGCAACTTTTGCAAAAACAAAAAAGGTAATGTAAGCCAGAGAAACACCAAGTAAAATTTTTGTGGTTATGCCTGTTACAGCCAAGATAAAAATAATAGGTAACATAAAGAATAAAGCGAAAAACGCAATAACCTCTTTGCCCAACCAATGGATAAGTTTAACTTCATCTTTAAACATAATCCCTCCTTATTTACTTACCTATACTGTACAAAATACATTCATTTTAATCAATAGGGAGTAGCTAATTTTTTTAACTTTTTTACTAAACAATCAACGATTTAACAAATAAGACTCTACGCCATCATCTTCTTTATCTTCTGATGCCTTATTTGTATTAAAAAATGGCATTAAATCGTTCAATGTTGTGGCTTTCTGTTTTGGATCTTTATGAATTAACGCTAACAAATGAGCAATCTGCGCTGTGCGATAATCATCTCTCCATAAACCAAATGGCTGTTCTTGATAAAACAGCATATATTCCTGAAAATGTTTTTCAGGCATTTGTTCGATTTCTTCTAACGTTTTGCCCAACGCAAGCGATAAAGTTATTTGGAACTTGCGTCGGTCATTAAGTTTTTTGGTTCATCGCCCATCAATGCTCGACTTAATTCTTCGGAAACTTCATTATCTAGGCTTGATAATGCTTTCAAGTCATCTTCATTTTCAAAATCAAACAATAGATTTCCATCTTTGTCACATAAGCGGAGGGCTAGATTTCGGGCTAAACGATATGGATCGTAAACTTTTCCTAATTGCTTGCCTAATTCATCAGGATCATCATAATCAAGCTCAATACCTTGTGCTTTTGCAATATCACACAATAGTTTGTGCTGGCCAAACAATCCACGGTTCACATCACCGACACTTAATGCTCTTACATAGTACTTTTCGCCAAGAATTTCAATTTCGGTTACTTTAGGTTTATGCTTCAACAATTTGTTTCTCAAATCCATTGTATTTACCCTCTTTTATGGTTAAAATTTACTCGCAGGTAAACTTCTCCTGCATTAAAGGTTAATCAAATAATTAAAGCCAAGAGCCGATCACTCTTGGCTTTTTTTTATTATTAAGCTACAGGTAAATGGTACTCCTGTTTTGTATGCTTAATAGTCGCACCGCTTTCAAATTTACCCATAGTTTCACCGGAGTAACCATTTCCAGATTTGAAATAACCAGTGCCATACATCGTGCCTTGATCATTTGGGAAAACTAAACGGAAAGGGAACTTCGATTTCGAAAAGAATTTTTTACGGCATAATTTTTGCATTTCGGATGTTGGCGCAGTAAAGAACTTCATCTGAGTCTCACCGTACTCAAACTCACCTGCTTCGGTGGCTTTGCCATCATCACACATGGTAGTCACATCTTCTTCGGTCAATGTATCTTCGCTACGCTCTAAATTTCGGAGCTCACAGAAATTATTTGACCATTTCACTAATGCTGCTTTAGCATCAGTAAATACTGTTGGTTGATCATACGCTGACCAATCAACTTCATCGGCCAATGTGATTACATCTGCCGCAACAGATTTAACTGGATAATATCCATCTAACGCACCTAAGCCGGTAACTAAGACGCAATCACCAGTTTTGAATCCGCTTGAAGGGATAGTAATTGTTGCATTTGGTGTTACAGCACAAGCTGTAATTTTCTTGCCGGCATCTTCAGATGTGCCAATATAAAACCGTGTTTTTTGGAACGGTGTGGTTTTTGCTGCCATGTTTTATTCTCCATAAGCAATTTGATAAGTTATTACCCGACGATGTAATTTTGTATCGGGTTCGTAGTCACTGAAATCACTTTCTCTCTCGGCATAATCAAATGCCGTTTCAAGCGCGGTAAAAATAGCCTTTCGCAGAGCGAAAATGTCATCAGGATTTTTACTATAAACATCAATCTGCACCGTGAAATCATCCAAATCCCCATCTTCCAACGCTGAATTTGGTGATATTGTTGGGAATTGATATACGATGACTGGATTGGCACTATTTGTTTCAGGAATCAACCCATAAAAACAACGACCTGACACCAAAGGCGACAGAGCGCTAAAAAGTTTCTGTTGGATCATGTCATTTCCCAGCCTCCGCAATTATTTCTTGTTGCAGTGTGTCAATGATGGCTTGCGCCGCCTGTTCCTTCGATTGCTGAAAGGCGGGTCGCATAAACGGTCGCGCGGGCATTTTAGATGTGCCGAACTCCACAAATCGCCAGTAAAACGGGTCGCGCGGGTTATATGCACCGCCTTTCCCTGTTTTATCCTTGAATTTGAGGACCTGTTTCGTTTTCAGCCCTTTCACCCAAACATAAGTATTTACTCTGCCGTTTTTGTCGATCTTCGTGCGCGATGAAATCGCTTTACGCAAAGTGCCAGGCTTCCGATACGGCGACGGCTGACTTAATACTGGAGCGTTTGCTCGCGCGCGATCACGAATAATCGCGCCACCGCGCCGCATAGCTTTCACGGCAATGCGATTTTTTGCTTTCCTACCCAAAGCATTTAACGCTTGCCCTAACTCTTTCAAGCCGGTTACTTTTACCGTTACGCTACTCATTCGGATTTTCCTTACACATCAGCTGTAATGATGTGTTTCGTCCGTTTGTATTGATAACAGATAAGATTTCATAGTGTTTGCCGTTGTGATTGATGCGCATTGTCGGTTTAACGTCATCACGATAACGTAACCAAATTTGCGTCGTCACTTCGGATTGCACTTGTTGAGCTGAGAAATATTCCCGCCCCGATGTTGGCTTGATTTCCGCCCATACAGTCGCAACATCACGCCATTTCGTGACCGTCGCGCCGTAATCGTTTTGGTCGTTGATTTGCTTTTGTAGCGTTACGCGGTGGCGCAATTTTCCGATTTCCATTTACACTCCCATAATTCGGTAAGGTTGGATCAATCGCCAAACACCCTCTTCAATTTCTTTCGTGGTTACACCGACTGCGACACTTTCCCGATGTTCATACCAATGCGCGATTGTCATCAGCATGGCTTGTTTGATTGCCGAATTAATGACTAAACCGTTTGAGACATCTTCCGGCACGCTGTCCGCGTATAAAGTGCGGTCTAACTGGCTTTCGATGTACTCTTTCGCGGCAGATTCGTACAAAGTCAGCAACCCGTCTTCGTCATCGTGATCAAGGCGGCAATGCTGTTTGATAAGTTCGAGATCAATTAGCATAATAATTTCCGAAAGAAAGCCCCGTTTCCGGGGCTATGGATTATTTGGTTTTCGCCGCCAACGTACCTTTCACGAATGCTTCAGGACGGTAGATTGCTAACGCCAAACGTTCTTCGCAAAGGACGGTGACTAAGTTTTTCACAAAGTCATCTTCGTTTTCGGTTGATACTGCAATGCCTGATTGTTGGCGGTCAAAAATTTGCGCGCCTAAATCAAATGCACCAGTTAAGAAACTTCCAGCAGTCATTGCTTGGGTTTGTACAACAGGAATGCCCCATAAAGTAGGCTGAGCTAAACTTTGAGGGTTGCCGATAATATGACGACCCATTGTGTCTTTTTCTAATTCGATTTTCGCCCAATCAATAGGGTTTAAAACGAAACCATTAGATGGATATTCAGCAAGAACTACCTGTAACAGCGCTAAACGCAATTGGTCAATGATAGTATAGGATGCCAGTTTTGCCGGATCTGCGAACGATTGCGCTGTCTGCATAATGCCTTGAAGACCGCCGCCAGTGCCATCACCATTCAATAACTGTAAATCTTCTTTCATTTTAAGACCGTAAGTTAAACGACCATTGATGTAACTTTGCAACATTGACGCATCATCTAAAATTTGGCGAGATGCTTTCACAAAGTGCGCTATAGTTTTAACGCTGGTAGTAACTTCTTCAAATTGAAGATCGGATTGTGCTTTTTTAGCGCCCTCGGACGCTTGCGGAGCAGCATTATTCGTAAAACCTTTTTCACGAACATAGGTAATCGCATTACTGTCGGTGGTGCCAGGCATTAACAAATCACGAATGGTTAATTGACGATTTGGCGCTGCCACAACCCCAGGTACGCGATGCTCAACGACCAAAGCGCCCGCAGAACCAGCCGCATCAGTTGTTAAACTGGTAATGGTAGCCTTCAAACTTAATTTAGCAGATTTACCGGAACGCGGATCTTGCGCAAATAATTTAAAGCCTTCGGTATCCATTAATTGTTGAGCAATGGATTTTTCGGCTTCTTGAGCATGGCCACGACGCGCCATTTTTTGTTCAATGTCGTCTAATCGAGTCTTGGTATCGGTGATAGTGGTTAACGCTTCATCCACACGCTCTTTCAGATCTTCAAGACCCTTTTCACCATTCGCCATTTTTCCTTTAAGCTCTTCACCCAAATCTTTCACAGAATCGGTGGCTTTTTTCAACTCAGTGGCGAGCTGTTCAACATTTTTTTCTTGTTCAGGCATAATTAATTTTCCCCATTGATAGATTTAAGAATGTTAATTGCGTTGCTAATTTGGTTATTTTCAGGCTCGCCCTGAAGAAGTTTGCGCAAGCCGTGACTAGCAACAATCGTTGCTTGCGTTTTTGAAAACCCTAAATCTCTCAGAGCTTTCTCAAATTCGGGTAATGTCGGCAAACTGCCTTTCGCCAAAGCGGATTTCACCACCTCAACACGGCTTTCTTCATTAGCCGGGAATGTAACAATTGAAATTTCTTTCAAGTCAATTTCGAGCAATTCTAAGACGTCATCCACTTCGTTATACGCCCACTTATTCAGCCGATACCCGATAGACAAACCATCAATAGCACCAGCAAGTAAAAGCGCATGAATTTCTTTTGCTCTAGCAACATCATTTACAAGCAATCGACCTTCACCATACAAGCCGTGCTCATCTTCTTTAAGCAATGTCCAAACGCCAATAGGCTGATTGCGGTCATGATTCCATAGCACAGGCGGCATTTTATTTTGAGCGTTCCAACCTTGAATAGACTGTGCGAACGCCCCTTTTCTAACGATTTCATCGTAGCTATCTGGAACATCAAACACATTACAATAGCCAGAAAAAAAGCCGTCTTCTTTGACGGCTTCGGTTTTAAATAATAGGTCTTTAACCTTGATTGACATTTTCTGTTTCCTTTCCAATTTTGTCGATTGATGTTAGGTTCAGCTGGACGGTAAGCTGATCCGCTCCATCAACCGGCGGTAAATTTTCCAGCGCTCTCACCTCATTACGGGTCATTACGCCATTTTGTAATAAAACAGTATAAAAACTCGCACGCCCCGCACTATCCGCTCGAAGTAGTCCCTCAACGCTAAAAATAGGGTAAAATTTTGAACGCTCACTAGGCTTCAACAACTTCCGCGTGATGGTCTGTTCAATCCGTTTTAGAGTTGGATTGAGTGAATAGGTTAAGAAATTTTGGTTAATTTGTTCCGCACTTGACGCCCAGGACGATGATTTATCTGTGCTGTAAATCAACTGCGGAGGTACCCCAAACGCACGACAAATCTCTTCAATACCAAAATAACGGCTTTCGAGTAATTGTGCATCATGAGGATTAATCCAAGCGCCTGACATATTTGCAGGCTCCATTCCAGCCTCAAGAATCATCCATTTACCCGCATTTTCCGGCTTACCAAACTCACCCAATGCAGTGCGCATTATTTTTCGCTGTTCTTCCGTCAAAACACGCTCACCAGTTTTCAAAAAACCGCCTGCTTTAAGATTATTCTTAAAGGCCTTAGATGCAGCGTTATTAGCATCAATCTGCAACCCCATAACTTGAGCTTGATAAGCAATCGGAGATAATCCGACCAAACCATCAAGCGTAAATCCACGAAAATGCAATATTTCTGATTCGTCGTACTCTCCACCATCAACATTATTTTTAGTATAAGTGTAATATATGGATCCATCATCACGGCGGGTTACACGCATATACTGCGGATCAAAAATATCAAGCGCCACTACGCGTTCACCAACTCGGACAATTCGACAGTAGGCGTTTCCCCATAAATCAAGATTTGCAATGACCGCTTCCCAGAATTCGCTTGAACACATGTCAGCATTTGGGGAGTCATGAATAATTTTATAAAGTGGGTGATCTACTGCTATTTTTCGCTCTGCATTTTTTAAATGAAACGGTAATGATGCTATTGTTTGACTACGAAGTCTGACACATGCCCAGACCGCACTTAATTTCAATGATGTTTCTGCATCTACCGCTTTCCCTGAACTGCTCGATTGGCTGACAAAAGGTTCTGATGTAGAACCTTTATCAAGGCGTTTCCCGCCACCGAACCAACGGTTATAAAATCTAGTCCACCAACCTTGATCGTTTAATGTGTTCATGCGATTACAATATCCTGTAAATATGAATCAATATTTTGCGGTGTTTCTGCTGTTTCAGCTATCCCGCGAGCCATAGACAAAGCCACCATGCCATCAATGCGCCCTGTTGCTTTGTGCTTCTCAAATTTTCTATTTCCGGCGGGATCTTTTACGATAACGGCATTCGCCGCACACATTGTTAAAACCGGGTGCATTCCGTGACGTAGATTCGCATTAAGCAAATCACTTTCGAGCGCGTCAATTGCGGGTGACATATCTTTAAAACCCTGGCCAAACGGAACCAAAGGTAAATCAATCCCTTGTAATTCCATTTCTTTTTTAAAAATATCAATGCGCCAACGGTCAAAGGCGATCGCCGCAATATCAAAATCACTTAAAATTTCAGCAATATCACGCACTACATAGGCATAATCAACCGTTGCACCAGGTGTTGTTCGGATAAATCCCTGTCGCGCCCAAACATCGTATGGAACCCTGTCCCGCTTTGCTCTGTCTTCGATACCAATTTCAGGCGTCCAGAAGAAAGAATATACGTTAGTTTTACCGTCATATTCCTTAGCGGTCAGCACTAAAGAGGTTAAATCGGTACGCGCGGATAAGTCCAAACCGCCGTAAGCAGTTAAACCGTTAGGGCTGCCTTGCTCATCACCATTCTCTTTCCATACATCAATTGAAACAAAGGATGAAACTGTGCTTACGCGTTGATTAAGATTAAGATTGCGGAATGTGTTTTCAAAACTTGGCATGCGATTAGCCTTATCGGCAAGTTTGCGAATATCTTCTTCACTACGAAACACACCTAAAGCTGGATTGGCCTGTTTCCACGCTTTCGGATCAGTGATTTTCAAATCTTTGTCTGCGCTATAGACATGGCACACCGTATGAGGATCATTACTGTTTTTAGCGTCATCAATCCATATCGAGAGCAAATCACCATCGTTCGCTGCCTGAGTGCTGATAGTTAGCAATAACGGATTCTTATGTGCGCCTTGAGCGGTAGTGATAGCATCAACGAATGCTGATTGCGGCCCCTGTACTTGCCCTACTTCATCAAGTATTGCTAACACAGGAGATAGCCCCTGTGCTGTCTTACCGTCAGCTGCTAGTGCTTTATATTCGACATTCATAGGCAAGCCTATCAGCCGCTTGCCACTTGGTTTAATCGAAACAATATTGCTTAATTTAGCGTTAAGCTGAATCATCTTTACCGCAAGATTAAACACTAACGCCGCTTGTTCACGGCTTAAGGCCCCGCTCACAATCTGACTATTTAAAATCGCCACTGGGCCGACCAAGTGGGCTAACAACAAGCAAGCGATTAATGCTGTTTTCCCATTTTTACGACCAATAGATAAAATGCCGTGACTTGTGCCGTGCGGGTTGTCGTAAACATCAAAAATATAATCTTTTTGGAAATCTTCTAACTTGATTGGCTGACCAACTAAAGCACCCTCAGGCACAAAGCAATAACGCTCAATGAATGCGATTACTTTTTCAGCCGTTGTCATCAGTTAATCACCCTTGCTATTAAACCGTCATCGTCATTGATTGCGTTTCTTGCTTCTTGATAAAGCTGATTCGTCTTAACCTGATCTCGACTTTCGCCATTTGTAGCCCTACTGTGGATTTGTAAACTGCGGCACATTTGGATTTCTCGCTTATACAGATCCTCAATAACATAATGCAGAGGGTGCATTTTCATTGTGCCAGTATCTGTTTTCACCCACCGGCGAGCCGAAGTAGATAATTCTTTTTCGTAATCATCAATTTCAACATAAAGTTTAGCGAGTTTTACCGCTCGCTCTTGATCAATTGGCGTCCAACTCTCCAAAGCTCTGCTCGGGATAATACTTTCCCAATACCGCATTTCCGCTTTTGTTAATTTTTGCGGCGGCTCCAACTTTGTTTGAGCGGCTTTATTAGCTAAAACTTTCGCTTCGGTGCTATCGCTTCTTATTTTGCGTGCGCCCATAAAAACCACTCCATAAAACCATAAAAAAGGGTATAAAAACTGTAATAGCGATAAAATAGAGTTCCCAGGGCGGTATTTAAGGCTTTCCGCCTGAACTTTTTACTCCCCCCTTCCCCTGTTGAAATGATGTTCAGGGTCAAGAGGGAATCCATTTTCATCACAACCGATATCGTTAACTTTGTTTGATTCCGCTTTCTGCTTAGAGCTATCATGATGTAGCTTACAAAGTGATTGCAGATTACTAGGGGAATAAAACAAACTAAGGTTCCCTTTGTGCGCTTTGATATGATCAACAACTGTTGCGGGGGTTAATCTTCCCTCTCGTTGACAATAAACACACAAAGGCTCTTTAGCTAAATGGTCAAGCCGCAATTGTTTCCAAGCTTTCTTACTGTATAGATAATGCCAAGTATTGCGGTTGTTTTGATTAGTGCTGAGTGTTCTCAACTTGCCACTCTCTTATCTTATCCACCCTGTGTAAGCAAATATCGCGCTCACGCTTAAGGATGACTGAGTATTGAGTGATGTCTCCGTATGTGCTGCCGTTAAATCCTGTCTTATCCAAGTGAGCAACATAAGCAGGCGGCAATACAGGACAACCGGTAGCTTGTGGTTTACCTGCGCAAGAACTCAACAACATTACGAGGAGCGGAAGCATTATAAGGATGGCTTTGTTTAATATCTTGTGGGATGGATTTAATAACTTCATCTGATTCGCTCCGTGCTTCTGCTTCCGATTTTGACAGTTCTAACATGATGCGCTGATTTTCAGCCGCTTCGTCTTTTAGTTTTGTTATCTCTTTTTCTTGTTTGGATAACGCTTGCGCCTGCTCTTTGTTGTCGGCTCTTAAGTCAATAATAGTGTTGTACTGGTACCGCAAAACGCCGAGCAGGCACAAAACCGCAACGACACCAACACATATCGCACCAAACTTAATCCGCTTAATTAATTGTTCACCGGGGTTAAACATAAATCACGCTCCCTTAATCTTCGTTTTAATATAGATTTATGCACCTTACCATTCACCCTGGAATAATTAGGGAAAGTATTACACATGCGAATAAAATCTTTATCAATTGCAGCTTTATAAAGCTGAGTCTTTTTAAAACGACCACTTTCTCTATCTAAGAAAAACCGAGAACCTTGACACCCAATGTTAAAAATTAATGATCCCAAAGCATCTATTTGATTTTGGTTCATGTCATTGTATGGATAGTAATCAATAATGCACTTACTAACCTTGCGCAAATCTTTTGCATACTGATCTGCTATTTCTTCATTGGTATAGGTTTTACCAATGATGACATTAGCGCCACCCGTAGTAGCCGCTCCGATACCAAATGTCCACTCTTTTGCTGCACATTGATACGGATTAGTTCTACAACCTTCTTCATCACCAGTTTCGCGTGCACCATTCTCGGAAATTATAATTCCTGATGAACGATCTTCAGAGTCATATACCAATCCAACAATTACACTAACTAAACAAACACCAAAAGCGCTAGCTTTTTTGAGTTTTGACATCTTTATCACCCTGTATCATTTCACCGTTTTTGTCACGAACGCCCGCTCGAATTTCTTCGAGCTCCAGCATACGTTTTTTATATCTTGATTCCCGCCAATAGCCGCAAACCGTCACAATAATACCTATCAACACAGCCCATTCGGACAACGTGAGCGCACCGAAAAGCCCCGTAACCCAACCAAGAGCCTGAGACTCAATCGGCATATCCTTAAACACCTGCATTTTTGCCATACCCCACCCCGCTTTTCTCGAGGCAATAAAAAACCCCAACTGTTACCAGTCAGGGTTTGTTTAAATCCACATCCATTAATTTCATCGGTGAACATCACTTACACGACGACCACCATATATTCAAATGATAGGACAAGATGACAAGGTTTGTCAATATGTAATTTTGATATTTTTTGCATTTTGTCGGCCAGTTCGAAGAATAACGAAACCAGTTACAAGCAGTTCGTGAATTATCGCTTTTGCCAATTTCAATTCTTTTTCAACGTTCCGCTTCACAGTTTTAAGGCTAGGAATACGAATATCTGACTTACCGGCGCACGGCTGCATTTTCATCTCTCCACAGTTTTCACGCAGTTTAACGGCTATGCGATTGATCGTGTTTTTGTTTACGTAATACGAAAACACGATATAGTGTAAAGTGCGGTCGTTCTTGAAGAAGAATTGCTCGATAAGTTCACTAATCATCATGCCTGTTTCATCATCACACACAGGTTCGCTTGATTCTGCCGGAATCACGCTTTTCATTAATTTAGCAATGATATTTAGCCCTGGTTTATCCAATCGACCTAATCTAATCCAAGCCCCCCATGGATACATGTGTTTATCAACAAATTCTTCCTGCTCCTCGGTTAATTCTAATTCGCTAAATTTACGCATCGATACCTCTAATTTTAATGATTGACTTACCTTTACTTACTACGCCTTTTTCCTCGATTGAGTATTTTCGAATAATTTTACGGTTATCGTCCTTAATTAACCCTGCACCAACTAAGCTATCAAAAATCCCTTTAGGCAAGTTGTCTAAATCGCGTGGGCGGTTGTCTGGGAAGTAGATTTCCATCTTGATTTCAACCGCACTTTCAAAAGGATCGAACTTAGAACAAACCTCAGTAGCAATGCGTTTAAATTCCCTTCCCGCTTTTGATATGTAATGCTTACCCTGTCTTGTGTGCTTCCAGTAGTGGTTCACGCTCGGTGGGTACGGCAAACAGATTTCAAGCCAATCACTCATAGTTTTCCCTCGCTGATTAAAATTGCCTGAGTGCGGGCCATACCCTCAAAATGAGCTAGTAGCAGTTCGTCCTTGGTGTAACCGGTCTTTGTTCGCAAGTCAATCGCATCGTGGCAGCAACTACATGCCCACGCCCCTAATTGGTCGGGCGCTTTTTGCCCTGCTCCAGTAATGCCCGTGGCGCGTATGTGTGCTAATACGGTTGTTTCCGGGTTATAATTACAAACACCAACTAACCGCACTTGGCATGCTCGCCCTTTAGCTTCTTTTCGATAGTCTATTTTTCCCATATTTTCACCTCTAAAATTGACCGCACTTTTGTTTTGAACTGTAAACTATTGGTTGACGGTTGCAGCTCAACCGCCAAACCCTATTAATTGATTAATCTTGTTATCCAGTGCCGCTTCGTCTTCATAGATATTACAAAGCGTTTCGTTCCAGATGACGCCATACACCGTTTTATACACATCGTTGAATCGTTCCTGGCTCATATTCGCGAATGAGATTGACCAACGCTCTTTAACGGTTCCGCCGTCTTGTGCCGGTTTGATGTCGTAAAATCCCGCTTTTTTCATCACGTGATCGAGATACGATTCAAGGGTTTTCATTCCCTCATAATCCAATTTTGATTCACGATTCAACCGCACTTTTGCCAGCACGCTATCTGCTATCGGTTTAGTTACGTTCTGATACAGATTTTCATCGTTGGCCGCTACTGCGATTTCTCTTGCGACCGCCTGCGCTATCCATTCTTCCGCTTGGGTCAGCACGCTAAATTCAGGCTGCCAATATTCAAAACCTGCATCGAGTAGCGCGAAAAACTTCTTGTGATGTTGGTAATTCCGATTGTTACCGATGGGTGTAATTTTTACCGCACTTCCAACCGGCAACCCCTTGAGTAAATTGCGGTCGTAGTCTGTTTCCGCTACAACCGCACCATTCGCATATTTAACCGCGTGGATTACCGTTTTTTTCTGCTTTTGGCTCGCCATTCGAATTCCCCTAGGTCATCAATGTGAACATGACGGATAACTTGCCCCATGTTGCGGTGACGCGGGTCAAATATCGCTAAGTGATTACCACGGCAAACATCAGTCCATAACCCCGTTTGAGGACTTAAAAACTTAATGCGGCCACCAACAATAAAACGGATTTCTGTCGCTTTTTGAGTGATTAAGGAAAACCATTCCGTGCTAATGTCAACCGGTAACAACATAACCACTAAGCAGTTGTAATTTTCGAATAACTCGACAGAGCGCTTGATAAAACTTAATGGATCGCTAAACGGCGGATTGATAAAAATGCGCTCGTTTTGCAGTGGGTAAGTTAAGTAATCCATTTCAGGCGTTACATATCGCTCAAGTTTTGCGTTGTGCGGTAGTGCAGCGCCATCAATCGTGAAACCAAATTCGGCATGAACCTGGTTAAATAGCGAAAGTGATGTTGGATAGGTATCCTTATCAAATTTTTGCTCTGTCATTTTCTGTAACTCTCCCAATCAAATGCGATAATCGCCCCTTGTCCTTCCATCATCCTATCTAATACTCGTTCACCGATATAAATCCCCAGTTCTTGCTCAGATAAATTACTGATTAAAATCGTGGGTTTCATTTGCTCATAACGAGTATTGATAATTTCAAATAAAATGATTTTTTCCGCTTCTGAGCCGAACTGAACACCAATTTCGTCAATAATCAGCAAATCTTTGTCTGTGTAGGTTTTAATTGTCCGTTCTTCGCTAATTTGGCTATCTCTGCTCCAAGAGTTTTTGATATCACGAGCAATACGCAATGCGGTTGAGATCAATACTTTGGCTTGATGATTTTCGATAATGCTATTAGCAATCGCACAAGCTAAATGATTTTTACCTGTACCTGGTTTACCACAAAACACTAGCCCACCACCTTTCGCCAAACGGTCAAGCCATTTATCCGCATAGCGTGTCGCATAGGCTAAAGCTTTTTTAGCACCATCATTCACAGGCTCATAATTACTCAAGCTGCAATGGGCAAAACGCATTGGGATATTTGATAATGTTTTCAAACGCAAAATTTCGCTTTGATTTTCTGCTTGAATCTCTTTTTTCAACGTCGTAATTTTCTCTGCGGTACAATGTGGGCAAGCCGTCTTAAACGTATATGTTCGATTCATTAACTGATTCGTACTTTCGTGATAAGCGTATTCGCCATGGTTAGAATTTGTCTCACAAATACCACGCTTAGCCGTTGGCTCTTGCTGAATTTTCTCAACACTCAACAACGTCTGTTCCAATTTTGCTAACTCAGCTTGTAATTCGGTTAATTTAGCCATTTTGTTGTTCCATCGCCTCTACTGCATCGGCATAAAAATCAGGGATTGTTTCAGTGTATTTACGATCTTGAAAGCCTGTGTGGGCATTGGGTTTATTGGGATTTACTGGAGAATAATTTTTAATTTCAAATAACCCAGTCCAAGTATTACCAATCGAACGTTCCAGTACTGCAATCGCTTTTTGCGGATCACCACCACTGAATTTTTCTAAATCACTCAAACACTTCTCAAGCGTTTCTTCGGTTTTAATCTCCGCACGTTTCGCTTTTCGCATTCGGCAATAAGCAATCCAAGTTTTACGATCAACATACTCAGGCAAATCTACCGTTTCGGGATTAAGCGCAGATACTTTTTTCGGTTTTTTCGCATCGTCCGTATTATTGATAGGTTCATTAATAGGATCATTAATAGTATCTTGATAGGATCGGTGGACAATTTGACTACCCTGGGTGGACAATTTGACTGGTCTGGGTGGACAATTTGACTGGTCTGGGTGGACAATTTGACTACCCGACAAATTGTCAGGGGCGACATTTTGACTAGACCCTAAATAGAAAATGAGTTGGTATAGAGATGATTTATTTCCTGTACCTTTTCTCAGTGTTTTTACAAAACCAAGTTCTTCTAATTTCTCAATTACACGTTGAATAGTTTTTATTGATACTCCTGCTTGTCTTGCCAAAGTTGGCTGACTTGGATAACAGCAATCTTTTTCATCGGCATAGTTAGCCATTAAAATAAATACAAGTTTGAGATTACCTGATAACGGAATTTCAACTGCTTTCGCTACTGCATTAAAACTCATAACCCCACCACCTTATCTTGTGTAAATTCACCGTTCCACGTTGCTTTCATCGGCAACAATCCTTTTGCGTACCACTCATAAAGTTTCGCTGCACCTTTTTTAAGTAACGTTGGCTTGTATTTGATAATCGGATCGCAACCATGTGGGGTAAACTCATTAGCTTCTTCGGTCATATACACATCACGGGCATAAGACGTTACGCGCCATTCACCGCGTTGGTCTTTATAAAGCCAATTCTTTTGCTGCAAAAATGCATTGATTTGCGTCGAATTTACGCCGTTTAAGCTCTTAACGAATTGAGGTGCAGTCATTCCCGCCCGGAAGTAATTACTCATCGCTTCAATGCGATCGGCTTGCTGTTTGTTTTCCAGTTTTAAAACCTCTTCCCGCTCAACAGATTCCGCCAACTCACGCAATGCTGCGGCGTAGTTTTGTGGTAAAAGTGCGGTCGGATTTTGATGACTTGCTAAGCTGTCAAATGTGCGAATAACGTATAAGTGGAATTTCGGACTAATCCACATTGCGTAAGCATAAACAAGTTCCTTACTTACGAATGTTCCAAGTCCTTGTTTTGTAAGGATAGACGGAAATCCGTCTTTTGAAATTTCGCCGATTAACTCTTGCGTTTGCTGATTTGATAACCAGTAAGCAGGGCGATGACGACTTTCACCGCCGCTGGCTTGATGTAAATCATTTAAGCAAAAACGCCCTTGTTCATCTTGGCGAATTTGTGTATTATAGAGCTGTATTTGGTTATTCATTGTTTGGATAACTCTCGTAATTGACCACGGTTGCCGCCGTGGTTTTTTATTGCCGTTTATTTAGCGAAATAACGCACTCAATCGTGTGTTGTGTCGCCGCCAAGTGTTTATCCAGCGCGCGACGGATTTTGTCTTCCTCATGCGAGGTGATTTCACCGTCTTCCAACGCGGTTTCAAGCACTTCAAAAAGTAATCCACGAGCGGATTGTTCATGCAGCTGTAACACCGAAATTTCCACGCTGTCTAACTGGTCTGCTTCAGGGTGTGGTACAAAACAACCGCCGGTTAAACGGCATAATTCTTCCGTGTAATCCGTTACGCCGAACTCTTGCTGAATAGCAATCAATTCTTCGTCTTTGAACCGCTGCCCTTTTGTCTGATAAAGCCGGTTATTTAATTCCGCCTCCGAAAATCCGAGAAATCCCGCCACCGCACTTTTGCCGCCTGGGATTTTCTCGATCATCTCGATGATGGTTTGTTTCATTGCCATAATTTCCCGTCCTTTTTTATGGTTTTCTTTTGCGCCAATATGAGTAAATTAGTTGTCAGTTAAATTTGCTAAGGAATGTAAAATCTGCTTTTCAGTCACCTTGCCTTTTGTAGCCTTAACGATTCGCGGGATATACTTAGCGTTAATACCGCCGCCATTAAGCCAAAAGCTGACGGAAACCTGAGAAACTCCGCATTCTTGACTTAGCTTTACCTGAGAACCGCAAATTGAAATTGCTTTTTCGATTGCCTCGTTCTTCATAGTTCACCTTTAATTAAAATTCTTATATAGAATATAAGATTCATTATAACTTGTAAAGGATTCCTTATTTGATTTTATATAAGTTTATTTATAGGATCGGGCGATTAAGGAGGGTTTTATGAATACACTTGCTGAAAGATTGCAGTTTGCAATGGATAAAATGGGTAAAAACCAAGTTGAATTAGCTGCATTAGCCGGAACATCACAAGTAACGATCAGTAATATTTTGAACGGAGTTACAAAAAGCCCTAGAAATGGCTTACAAATAGCCAAGGCTTTGAAAATTTCGCCGGAATGGCTCTTAAATGGCACGGGTGACATGGTACAGCCCCAAATAGAATCAAACGTAGCCGAAACAGGCTCATTTGACCTGTGGGACCGTAATACTCCGTTAAACGATGACGAGGTAGAAGTTCCGCTTTTCCAAGAAATCCGATTAGCTGCCGGAAATGGTTTTGCTGATGACATTATGGATTACAACAACTTCAAACTGCGCTTTTCGCGCGCCACATTAAGACGGCAAGGCGTGCAGTATGAAAATGCGGTATGCGTGGTAGCGGACGGTAATTCAATGGAGCCGGTTATTCCGAACGGCGCGACTGTCGGCATCGATACCGGCAATAAAACAATTCGCGACGGCAGTATTTATGCCATTAACCACGGCGGGCTATTGCGGATCAAGCTGCTCTACAATATGCCAAACAATCAAATAAAAATCCGTAGCTATAACACAGACGAGTACGACGACGAAATAGCCGATCTCGACGAAGTATCTGTGATTGGTAAGGTGTTTTGGTACTCGGTGTTGTTGTAGCGGTGGAGCATAGGAGTTATTTGTAATATCCACCAAAGCCAGAAGATAAAAAAGGAAAATAATATGACAAATAAAGGGACTACTACGCTTGTAGAAGATTTAAACGAACAAAAACGAAAAGTAGATTTTAATAACTACGATTTCAGTGTTAAAGAGCTCGTTTCTATGGTTGCAGAGGGCATTATTAATATTGCTCCAGAATATCAGCGGCAGTTTAGATGGGATACAAAACGGCAATCAACTCTTATCGAATCATTATTTTTAGGCATTCCTATTCCAAATCTATTTATGGCAACCAATGCTAATGGGACTTGGGAGGTTATTGATGGTGTTCAACGAATAACAACAATGATTCATTTTCTAAATAACAAAGAAGCCAAGCTTAAATCAGGAATCGATACTGAACATAATTTGGAGCTGTCGGACTTAGAAAAACTCTCTCTATTTAATGGAAAGAAATTCGATGATTTACCTCCACAAATCAAACTTGATTTCATATTGAAGCCTCTAAAAGTTACAACCTTAAGCGATAAAAGTGACAAAATGGTAAGGTTTGATCTATTTGAACGGCTAAATACTGGTGGAATTAGATTGACACCTCAAGAAATTAGAAGTTGTGTTTATCGAGGTAAGTTTAATGATTTTATCAAGAAACTAGCAAAGGACGATAATTTTCTCTCTTGTATTAAATTTGATCAAACGCAATTATCTGATGGAACAACAGAAGAAGCGGTATTGCGATTTTTTGCGTTTTTAAATAACTATAAAAATTTTAAATCTAGTGTAATCGGATTCTTAAATGAATATATGCAACAATCGTCAGAAAAATTTGCATATACCATAAACGAAAGAATTTTTAAAAAAACATTTTCTGCATTATCAAAACTACCTCAAGGAATAACAAGCAATCGAAAAGGCGGGCGTGCCTTCCGAGTAAATTTTTATGAAGGAGTTGCTGTAGGTGCGGCATTGGCATTAAAAGAAAAAGGGGCTATCAACTTAGAAAATTTCTACACTTGGATTGAAGATCCTATATTTATTGATGCAACTACGGGAGCAACTAACACCCCCAATAGAGTTAGTACTCGAATTGAGTTTAGTAAGGAACAATTCTTGAAATGAGTAATGATTTTGGTGATATTTTACAAGAAATAGAGGAAAGGTTTAATAAAATCAATAACTTACTTTTTGTTGTGCATAAGTTAGAAAGACGAAAAAACCAGAAAACACTGCATCATCCAAATGCAGGATTTATTTGGGAAACTCAACTAGATACGTTGAAAGGTTTAATTTTTGTTCAGCTATATGGTTGTATTGAATATGCTACTTCTTTATCTATTTCTAGATGCGATGAAATCATAACAAAACAACATTTAAAACTTGATGATTACAAATATTCTCTATTTAGTCGTTTTTTGAATAGTAAATTTGATGCATTACATAATGTTGGAAGGGAAAAAAAATGGCTCAGGAGGCTTGAATTTATGAGTAACCTCAGTCAAAACATAGATATTACAGAAGATATCTGTGTAAACTTAGAGCTCCCAACCGATGGGAAAAATATCAGATATTTACAATTAGAAAGCATTTGGAATACTTTTGGTATACGATCAGATGTACTTCCCTCACCTTCACTTGGACAACGCCTAGGCGATATTGTGGATAATAGAAATAAAATCGCACATGGGAATGTATCACCAGATGAAGTAGGTAAATCACAATCATATATGGATATGCAGAGGCGAACCAATGAAGTAGAAGAAATTTGCAAACATATTATTGAATCATTTTCAAAGTATATCCAACAAAAGGACTACTTAAAATAACCAAGCCGCTCTAGTAGCGGTTTTCTTTTACCTTACTACCACCAAACGCCCACTCATGTAAATCTATATAGATCTGATTTAGATCTAAATAGACTTAAAACATCGCACTTTTCTACCGCACTTTTTCAAAGTGCAGCCCTGTTTCGCCATCTTTTTGCTCAAAAAACAAGCAAACAAACAAAATTCTTTTCTTTAAAAATCAATTAAATATAAGAATATTTATAAAATTTATATAAAATTCTATAAGAAACCGCTTTACTGCATATAAGATTTCTTATATTATACACCCATCAAAACGAGATACACATGGTGAACAAAATGATTGAGATTCTAAACTTTAAAAAAGGAATTAACGATAAAGCTCCAAGCGGTTGTGATTTTGTAGTTGATGAGCTTGTCACTTACACAAATGAGAATGGAGTTAAATTTGGTCCTTACAAAATCATCGGTTTCGCCAAAGATGTTAAGGATGTGAAAACAGAAAGATTTATCCACTTAAACAACGAATGTTACTGGTTCCCAGTAAAAGCGGAGCAATTAACAAAACAATAAGAATCTTTACTAAGCCCTCACCGCGAGGGCTTGAATAAAGGTTTTACAACCAAGCCGAAAGGCAACGCTCTTTAAAAATTTGAAACAGGTTAGTGATGGGTAAAAAAATAGCCACTCAAATGAGTAGCTATTAAAAATCACTTTTTAGGTGGCGGTGTAGGCCGTTTAGGTTGATAACTTTCTTGTGATGGGGTTGGTTCTGCCATTAGAATTTTTCTCCACAAAATTTAGCAATAAATGATTGATAGCAGGTTAATTTTGTATCATCTTGCAAGTTAAGTTGAATGGCTGAGCGTTTATACGCAATATCAGCGAAAACCCCTGTAATGTGATTATCAAGTGAATTGCTTTCAAGTAAAACGTCTGCAAGTTCATCATCCGTCATTTTACTGTGCCGATGAATCAAAGCGGAATAGCGATCTGCACCAATGCGAGCAGAAACCGCTTTTTCCCCGAAACGATATACTAATGATAATGCACTTAATACCGCCAAGATCAACCCAATAATGATATTGATATTTACACTTGGTGGAGTATAACTGCTTAAATCGCCAATAATGGCGGAAGATAATAATAGTTGCACGACAGTAAATAGATTATTTAGCCGAGCATTACAATGATAGAACAGATTTTCTAAGTTGTAGCTGTAATACAACTCAAATACTAAATCATTTCGATTTTTCCCTTCCATCTTTTATTCCTCATCTTGGTTTAGGCTGTGGAGTCGGTCTTGGTGGAACATGACCTCTCTCCTCTTTTTCTCTCTTCATAATGTTTCCTCTGATTAAATTGTAGTCGCAGAAAACATTATATTCCTCGATGTAGTCGCATACAAGAGGACTTGAGCCTTACAAGTATAAAGAAAGGCACTCATCATTAACCTGTTTTGAGTTTTAGACAATTTGGTTAAAGAAACTTGTCGCATAACGGTGCGCAGTGGTCGTGTAGATTGAAAGCCCTACCCTACTATGCAACGACAAGTTTTAAGTCCGCCAATTACGAAGCCAGTGAAAAACGGTGCAGTTGCCGAAAGTGGAGTTACGGTGGGTGAAAAAATACAAGCAAACGCGGCTTCATAACAGCGTGACATACCGGAGAGACGGTAAACTGCCGCGGTAGCTTAATAGGTAAAAGCAACCGGCTCATAACCGGATGATAGTTGAGTTCGAATCTCTCCCGCGGCACCACTTTAAAGCACATTTGAAGTACAGAGACACAGAGGCTTGTGAAACCTCTGCGAATGATAGAGAGAAGTGTGCTTTGAAATGGCAAACATAAAACAAACGAGGTTAAAAATGGAAGAAAAACAAGAAAACAGCCTATCTGAAAGAGATAAAGAAAAGAGCGGCTCTAGCTGGGAACAGCGTTTTTCATAATTAAAAAAATCTCCTTTAAATTGGTTAGCCACTAGCTGCTTTCACACTTTGGCACTAGGGGATTTTTTTAAAGGATAAATAATAAATTGACACCGCCCCCACTTCGGATTAAGATACCCCCACTTTCAACAGAAAGTCGGCAGCCACAATTAAGTGGCTTTTTTTGTATCTGAGAACAGGGAAAAATTATGGAAACTTCAGAAACAAGCGCAAGTCAACAGAAGAAAGGTAATAGTGTTGAACTAATGCTATTTGGCTGGTTGTGCTATATCGGTGCAGTTGTATCTATTGGATATGGTCTTAGTAAAATTATGATGTATAAAAATTTTGGGCCAGATCTATCAAGTTTGAATGTTAATGCGTACGTAGGCGGTGATGGCTACAATTACATAATTAATGGCACTTATGCCACAACATTCTGTTCACTCGCTGCAGCATTAGCCATTATTGGTAGTACTTGTTTTATTGTGAATGCTATCAATAAAAAATAACATAATTTAATTTGACAAAAACCGCCATCAACGGATAAGATAACCGCACTACAAACGAAAGACGGTTATCCGCCCGTCCAAAAGCGGTTTTTTTGTGCCTGAATTTTAGGTATCGATCGTTTATGGTCGGGTCGAGAGAGCTAAATAAAACACCGAAAGGGAATAAGCTCCGCCATCTTTCGTTGGTAGTTGAAGCCCGTCCGCCTACTAAGCGAACGACTAACTAAACTAAAACGAAAGGTACAAAAATGTCAAATCTTACTATCTTCAAATTTGAAAACACTCCTGTTCAAACCATTGTAGAAAACAATGAGATCTTTTTTAGAGCAGCTCAGCTTGCAGAGTTATTGCAATATAAAAATCCACATAAAGCGATTAAAGATCACGTAGATCCTGACGACCTAACGAAACGTGAGATCGTCAATACAGTGAATAAACGTGCTCAAGTTCTCTTCGTGAATGAAAGCGGAATGTATTCATTAGTCTTGAGTTCAAAATTAGAGCAGGCTAAAAAAGTAAAACGCTGGGTCACTGCTGAAGTATTACCTACTATTCGCAAAACAGGAAAATATCAACTTCAACCACAACAACTTGCACTACCTGAGCCTGAAAAGAAATTCACGTTTGAATTTACCGAATATGAATTACAACAGCTTGCTTGGTTATGGTTTGCTTTCAAACGTGGCGTCGGCACTTTCCAACACATTGAAAGAGCTTTTAACGTGTTAGGCTCGAACATGAGCGGGCAAATCTACGGACAGGCTTACGAATATTTAAGCGTGTTACGCTCAACAAACAAAATCTTAAACCGCATTACACAAGAGTTTGAGATTGACCCAATGACAAACTGGCGTGTATTAAAACACTTGCGAGGCTTTAATCCAAAAGCAGTCAAAATCGACTTCTAAAAACACCACAAAATCCGACCGCACTTTTGAAAAATCGTGTGGCGGATTTTTACACCCTAAATTCACTAAATTGATTAAAAAGGAAACAAAAAATGGAAAAATTTACTGATGTGTTCGCAGAAATCACACGCCCTTTAGCAAAGATTACTTGTGCGATGTTTATCGCCTTTTTGATTGGCGGAATCTCCTATTGTTTTGCAAGCGAACCAACAGCCTTAGAGCGTGAACAAGCTCGCATACAGTGGATTGCCGAACATGGACAATATCAACCAAATCTAACAGAGCCAGCGAAACAAGAGGCCTTAGCTTATACAGAACAAAAACAAGCAGAAATTAACCGCACTTTAGGGGAAAAATAATGAAACTGACTTACAAAACCTACGCAGAATCGGCAGTAAAAGCAGAAAAGAAAGGTCATTACCTTGAGGCCGCAAAGAATTGGGCGAACGCCAAACGTAATACGGCAGTTAAAAAGAATATCGAGTATTGCCAACACCGCATTGATTTTTGCGAAAGACATCACTTCAGATTGAAATCAATGAGCCAGGAGCAAACTAATGAAACCTTACGCTGATTATTACTCTCAGCTTGATTCGGCTAACCAACGTGAAGTGGATTGGCAAACGGGCTATGAAATCGCCTTAGACGAAGTCGCCGCAGAAATTGACAATGATTTAAAACAAGGCGACCAAACGCATTATCACGAACTCACGGAAATGTTGTGTGATAACGATAATTTCTGGCTTGCTATTGGTAGCGGCGCAAGTTATGAGTCTTATAGACAAGAGGCGATTAAGAAAATCGCAGAGCGTGAATTAAACGCAAGAATGAATGATTATGACCAGGACTAAAAAGGAAATTAATATGTTAGATCTGATTCTCTCCACCGAAAGCCGTGTGCTTTCAACCAATATTACCGACTTTGAAAAACAAGCCGATCAATTTTTATCAACGCTCACACAGTCCTTTGAGACTGACGAAGATTTCGGGCGCGCAAAGGAAGAAGTGAAAATCCTTAAAGAGTTGGAAGATAAAACCCGCGCGGCAATTAAAAACGCACAGCGCGGCGATATTAATAAACTGATCGAACAGGCGGAAGCGATCGCAGACAAATTCCGCGATGAACGTTTAAGTCGCGATAAATTGGTAAAAGCCAAAGAAGCGGAAGTGCGCCAACGTATTGCCGATGAAGCTATTGCGGAAATCATGGATGTGCGCAATAAAACTTGCACCGAAAGTGCTATATCCCTCGCGTTGGAAATCACTACACCGAAGAACGAAATTAACCAACGTATGCAATGGGCGACAAAAAACAAGCGCACTATTGACGGTTTAGTAAAAGGCGTAACCGCCGAGAAAAACTTAGTGCTGGCAGAAATCGCCCAAGAAATCGCGCGTCTGCAATCGCGTTTAAAACTTATCCCAATCTCGCATGAATATCTGTTTAGCGACGCGGTGAAACTGATCGCCGGAGAAGACGACTTGGAAGAAATTGTGGCGCAGCGTATCGAAGATGAAAAGCAACGCGAAGCACAACTCAAGGCAGACGCCGAAGCGGCAGCCGAGAAAGCCAAGCTGGAAGCGGAAGAACAGGCAAAAGTACAGGCGGAAGCGGCGGCGGTCGCGCAGGAAATGAAAGCGCAAAACCAACCTGCAGCACCGGCGCAAAGCGCGGTAGAAAATCACGGCTTTGTTATCCAAATTTCATTACCGCCGATGCCGCAAGCTGACGCAGTAACTATCGCGCGCGAAGTTAAAGCCGTGTACGGCGACAAATACGAAGTAACACTAAAACCACTTAAAGGATAAATAAAAATGGCAACAACATTACAAGCACTTTCGCAAAAATTAGCTAACCGATTTGAAATTGCCGACGGTTCAGATCTGATGACCACGTTAAAAAATACGGCATTCAAAGGCACTGTAAACGACAGCCAAATGACCGCACTTTTAATTGTTGCCAATCAATACGGATTAAATCCTTGGACGAAAGAAATCTACGCTTTCCCCGATAAAAGCAACGGTATTGTGCCGATTGTTGGTGTGGACGGTTGGGCGCGGATTTTAAACGAAAATCCGCAATTCGACGGAATCGAGTTCGACCTCGACGATGAAAAATGCACTTGTCGCATCTACCGCAAAGACCGCTCCAAGCCGATTTCGGTCACTGAATATATGAGCGAATGTTACCGCGATATGGGGCCGTGGAAAACTCACCCTAAACGTATGCTCCGCCACAAAGCAATGATCCAGTGCGCGCGTCTTGCTTTCGGTTTTACCGGTATTTATGACCAAGACGAAGCCGATCGCATTGCCGAAGCGCAAAAAGAGCCAATTAACGTAACGCCGAAACAAAACGTAATTGATGTTAAACCCATAGAATTTATTACTGCCGAGCAGTTACAAACTCTACAACAACTGATCGAAGTTACCGGTCAGGACGTTGAGAAAGCCCTCGCTTATTACGGCGCGGACAGTATTGAAAGATTATCAACGCAAAGTGCGGTCGATTTTATCGGTAAATTAAATCGCAAACTGGACGCGCGGGAAAGCGCCGCCCAAAACAATGATGAAAATCTTGGAGATAATATCCCGCTATGATCGACGGATTAATAACCCTAGATTGCGAACAAGGCTCGGAAGAATGGCTGGCTGCAAGGTTAGGCATTCCGACCGCGACTGGTTTTGAAAATATCGTCACCGCTACCGGCAAGAAATCGGCAAGTTATATTAAATATATGGCGGAGCTGATCGAAGAAAGCATTTTAGGCGGTGGCGATACGTTTAAATCCGGTTTTATGGAGCGCGGCAATCAGTTAGAACCGCAGGCCCGCGCCGCTTACGAGTTTTTAACCGGCAATGACGTTATTCAGGTCGGCGGCGTGTATCTCAACGAAAACCGCGATGTAATGGTTAGCCCCGACGGATTAATTCCGTCGCTCAAAAAAGGACTTGAAATCAAATGCCCGAAAATGAGTACCCATATCCGCTATTTACTTGAGGGCGGCGTACCGGCTGAGTACGTCATTCAAGTGCAGGCGAATTTGTGGGTGACAGGCTACGAAACTTGGGACTTTGTGAGTTACTGCCCCGAGTATCAAAAACAAACGCTTTATTTGTTCACCGCCGAGCGCGACGAAAAACTGATGAAAGCCTTTGACGAACATATCCCGCAATTTGTTAAAACGCTGAAAGCGTATAAGGAATGAATATGAGAAAAATTATTCAAATCGTTACAGGACAAGATTTACAGTGCGATTTAGGTCATACACTTTACGCATTGTGTGGTGGCGAACTTATGCGTGTCCCAAGCTTGATAAATGGCAACCAGTACCTGATATTTCCCAGGTTAATGAAGTTGATTACACAAAACCCATGCGCCCTATTTACAACGTAAATGAAACCATAAATTTGAAATGGGTTTACAGAATAGATCAGCCGTCTGCTTATCACGGATTTCAAGTGCTAAAAGTCGCGGCAAGAAATGTATCTGAACAAAAATATAAATTTGGGGCTTATTACAAAACAAAAGATGAAGCTATAAGAGCCATTGAGGCTATAACTGGAATGGATTTTCAGGAATATGAAAAAATAAAATATTATTCTTAATAAAGAATAACTACCAAACCCGCTAACAAGGCGGGTTTTCTTTTATTTACAAACAACACTTAAATAACAGGAGGCTCGCATGAGCAAAACTAACTTTGATAAAACATTATCTCAACTTAATCGCGGCGAATTAAACGCAGAATTAACTTCTACACTCGCGGAAGTAATTAAGGCGGTCCGCGAAACTCGAAAACAAGGGACGCTAACATTAAGCCTGAAAGTATCCATGCTTAATACGCGCACCGAAAACCAAATCAAAATCACACCAATGGTTAATTCAAAAATCCCTGAATTGGATCGCGAAGAAAGCATTGTGTTCTCAACGGCTGACGGTGACGTGCTTTTCGATGACCCAAGCCAACTTAAAATGGATTTGAAAACCGTCGAAGATAAACCGGCAAGCTGTCTGAAAATCGTTAACAGCTCCGCCGCAGCTTAATCGTAAATCTTAATCACCAGCCTATCACACGACAGGCTTTTTTTATTAACTCCATAAGAGGAAAAACAAATGGAAAAAACAACCGTAAACGATATTGCCAAACTTGCGATCAATGGACTGCCTGTTGAAGATGGCTATAAAGCCGTTATTTTAAATAACGAGTTCAGCGTCGAATCGTTGGAAAAATTACAGCCTGCACCGAACCGTTTGCGTCAAAATCTGAACTTAAGAACCGAACAGTCCTTAATTGATTACTCCAACAAATTCAAGGTGGCCGGCACCGCTATTTTTGCCGACTTAGATGAATTGGAAATTACCGCAGTTTTCGACTACCACGCAGACCCAGCTAATCCACGTTGGGGTGACCATACCGCAACCTACAATTGTCCTTACTCAAAAGATTGGAAAGAATGGGCGCATAAAGACAAACAGGCAATGAGCCAAGTTGAATTTGGTGCATTTTTGGAAAACAACATTCATTGCATCGCAACTGACGGCAATATCGTAAACGGTGCCGAATTGTTGGCAATGGTGCTCGCCTTCGAAGAAACCCGAAAATCTGAATTTAAATCGGTTAAACGCTTACAAGACGGTACTATGTCATTTACCTACACAGACGAAAAAACTGGTGGTGGCAACGCAAAACTACCAGAAGAAATTGTGTTGGGCATCCAACCATTCCATAACGGCGATTACTACCAAGTAAAAGCGCGCATTCGTTATCGTATTAAGGACGGTTCGCTATTCTTGTGGTACGAATTAATCAATCCGGAAAAAGTGGTTGAAGACGCGTTTAATACAACATTGGAAAAATTGAAAGCCAATATTACCGACGTAGATTTCTACGAGGGCGTATTAGACTAAATAAATAAGACCGCACTTTAAATCAAAGTGCGGTCTTTTTCCAGAAAGGAAGTTGTTATGAACGAAGTAAAACTGAATATAAATATTCCAGTATCGATGTTTCGGCAGATGTTTTACGACTATTTCGATAATACGATTGGCTATCACACACCGCCTAAATTAGTCATGTTTACGAAAGCGCATTGGGCGTTGTTTGATAGCGAATTAAGAGATCGAATGATCGAATCGGTTACACACAGGGATGATGTAAACAAGATAGTCGGTAATTGCGAGCCGGAACTGTCAGATTTTAAAGAATGGCTGATTGCACACAGAGACGCAAATGAACAAGGTTCGCTGTTAAATGTAATCAATCTCCAAGCGGATATGCAATATAAAGACAAATCACGGGGTGAATAAAATGACTGAAACAGTAACAATCAGCAAAGTAGAATACGAAGACTTGCTAAAAGACAGATCAAGACTTGATTTTATCCAAAACCGTCGTCCATATATCGTACAAGACGGACTGGAAAAGGGATTTGAAATTACCCTTGGCGGCGGATTAATCTTAGATGATTGTTTTTATCACGATAATATTCGGGTCGGGCTTGATGCCGTAATTGATCAAGCGGTAAACCAGCTCAAGTTCTATTGGATCGAAGAACAAACCGAAATTTATTGCGGTTATTCTCTCGAACATATTGTAAACGCTCAATTTCGTGACGGCATTGACGAAGATATTATTAAACAAGGTCTTTATGGCAGATTGGTTGATGACGAGATCACTAAACCAAGAGATGTCCGAGATGACGAAAATGGAAGAATTTATCAAATGTCACTGAAAGACCTAGCTGTGAAATTCTTTCGCGGTGAACCTGAATTACTTTTAACGTCTTACGCGTAGGTGAAAGTATGAGTAACGAAAACAACGGCTGGATCAGGATTGAAGACAGACTTCCACCTGTTGGCGAAGATGTTCTTATCTTCGTGCCAACGCTGAATATTGGCGACCGAAAACAATTCGACATAGCTTGGCTTGATGACGGCAAATGCAACGACGGCTTTTGTTTTGTTGGCTCTACCTATGGTTTTGACTTGCCACAGGTTACTCACTGGCGACCAATTCCACATCCGCCAGCTATCAAATAAAAGTTGATAACTAAAATTCGGGAAATTACTGGAAATCTCTGGAAATTTCCCGAAATCAATTTTACCGCACTTTTGTGCGGTTTTGTTTTTATGGAGAAAGTATGATTGTTTGGGCGTTATTCGATAGTGGCAATGGATGTTATACGCAAGCAGCGAAAGAATACTCGGATATTGAAATTTACCCGATAGGCATGGATATTGAGAATAAGAATGACCACTTTATCAATCTAAATCTTGCCGACTATTCGCGTATGTTCGGGGATAACACTCTGTTTGATACTCTTGATAAATTGCCTAGTCCCGATTTAATTATTGCTAGTCCACCGTGCGAAAGTTGGTCGGTCGCAAGTGCTATGTGGGGGGGCAACGCAAGTTGGAAGCAAGAAACCGGCGCGATCAATAGAGAGTTATCCAAATTTACGATTCGGAACAGTGTTGATTACGATTTACCACACGTCCAGTTCAAGTACGAGCGTTCGTTTTTGAATCGGATAAATGGTGAATTGTGTATTTATAACACGATCGAAATTATCAAGAGATATGAGCCTCAAATCTATGTAATAGAAAATCCGAGCGCAAGCCGGATATGGCACTATATCAAAGATATTTTGAACTTTAATATTCCGTTTGATAACTTAACTTTTTATAACAACTACGGTTATCCGTTAAATAAGCCGACTAGATTTAAGAGTAATATCAATCTCAATCTAAAGTCCGAGAAAACGAAACCAAGTAAAGATTGGGCCACATTTTCTAAAAGCTACAACGAAAGGTCTAACATTCCCATTCCACTAATATTGGATATATATAAAAGTGCGAAAGAATTTTTAAACAAAAACAACAACGCTCCCAGTGAGCGTTTTTTATTTTAAGGGTCACTATGAACGATTTTTTATTTTGGTCGGCAATATTCAATTTAACTGCGTTTTATCTGATCTATCATTTCAAACGATATAGCAACATGAGATTGCGAGAGGATGTGTTCTTCTTCCAGGTAAAAATTTGGCTAATTCAGAGAGGAGCGAAGAATGTTTTTTAATACAACACCTGAAATTATTGACGGGCGGAAATACATTGTCCTTGAGTGCCGGTTTCACCGTGAATGGGACGTAATAAGCGAATCTGATAAAGGCGTAACGAGAGGGCAAGCGTTAGAAATCGTCCATTATTGGAAGAAATACAAAGGCGTGGATGATAACCAAATTATTGTTATTGAAGTGCCGGATATTGTTAGATCGCGTTGATTTAAGGGAAACACAAAATGGAAATCAATGTCTATGACGAATTTTTATCCCGTCCTGAAATTGAATTTCTGACGGGATGCAAACAGAAATCGCGAATTATTAAGCAGCTAAACGCGCAGGGGATCAAGTTTACTTTAAATGCCGCCGGCTATCCTGTCGTTCGCCGTGACTATGCTAATACTAAAACGAAATCAAACAAAGCTGGCGCAGAAAAAGAAACTTGGAGTCCAAAAGTTCTTTACGCATAGGGGGGAAATCATGGGACGACCACGAAACTATGAAAACCAAGGATTGCCACAAAACTTAGTTTGCCGCCGGAGAAAACGCGCCAGCGGGAAAGTCATAACCTATTATTTCTACACGCTCGCCGACAAATCCGAAAAATCTCTTGGCACGAACAAACATCAAGCAATCTTGGAAGCCGCTAAGTTAAATTTAGATCGTTCCTTGCCGAATGAAATTATCACATTTCATGCGGTGGTGGCGAGATATATGGACGAGATTGTGCCAAACAAGGCGGAAACAACAATTATAGGGAATAAGCACTCAATCGGATTTTTAAAGAAATTTTTCGACAATCCGACCTTAGAGCAAATTGAGCCAAAACATATTCGGGAGTATTTGACTTGGCGGAAAGATAAACCAAGTTCGGCAAATAGAGAAGTTACTCTATTTCACCACATTTGGGCAATGGCGCGCGAATGGGGATATACAAAGCTCCCCTGCCCTAGCGACGGTATCGCAAAGCATAAAGTGAAACCGCGTGATGTTTACGTCGAAGATCACGTTTATCAAAAGGTTTACGAACTCTGCGACCAAGACATGAAAGACCTAATGGATATAGCCTATCTGACCGGTCAACGCCCAGTAGATATTGTCAAAATCCACCGCAGCCATATCTATGACGGAATTTTACATATCACGCAACAAAAGACTGGTGCGAAACTACGCATCGCAATAATCGGGCAGCTACAAGAAATTGTTGAGCGGCGGTTACAAGATAAGGAAGGCTATCTTTTCCTTAATACTTGGGGCAATCCAATGACCCGTGCATTGGTGACAAATAACTTTTTGGACGTAAAGAGGAAAGCTATTACGCTTTATCCGGAGTTGAGAAATGAACTTGAACAATTCCAATTCCGCGACTTGCGAGCCAAAGCGGGTACAGATAAATCATTATCTGCGGGCGATGATGAAGCCAGAAAACAACTCGGTCATACGTCTTTGCGGATGACAAAACGTTACATCCGAAAAGACAAGGTGATCAGCCCGACAAAATAGGGAGTTTCGGAACGTATACCGTTATTTCGGAACGCTTGTAAAATTTTAGTTTGTAATTCATTGTTTTTATTTGGCGCGTAAAAATGGCATCTAAAAATCCAAGTTTTACACACACTTAGGCGTGTCAAGTCTTAAACACTTCAAAATTGAAAAATATTTTATTTTTTTTGCTGGACTTTATGTAACATATTGATATTTAAATAAATATTAACGAATGGCTAATAGATGAACAATTTGAGACAAAGCCAGTCTGCACCAGTGGTTG